TTTTTTAAATAACCAATACATTACTATTGACGCAGTATTAACAACTAAAGGTCGTGAGTTATTAGCTCGTAACGACGGTTCGTTTCAAATCACTCAATTTTCATTATCAGATGATGAAATTGATTATACTTTGTATAATCCAAACCACCCATCAGGTTCTGCTTATTATGGTGAAGCTATTGAACTTATGCCTTTATTAGAGGCATTTGTTGATAATACTCAAGATATGAAATATCAATTAGTTACATTACCAAGAGGAACAAGCAAACTCCCAGTATTAAGTATTCCTCAAGGAACTATTTCATTAACTCAAGGTGCTCAAGTTACTATCTCTCCACAAACTTTAAATTATTTAGGAGCTTCAACAGCTACAGTAGAACCATCAGGTTATACAGCTATTTTAGGTGATAGTAGAGTATGTGCTTCTTTTGTTGGAGTAGGAGTTGATACAACAAATATTGATATTACTTCTATAGTACCTGTTACTAGTGGTGTAGCTTTATCATCTGCTCAAGTAGGTACTTCATTTACATTTGTAGCAGGAACAGCTAATGATTCTTTATTCCCAGGTGGATCAAGTGCAGTAGCTGGAACTCAATATACAACAACAGTAACCTTTATTGGTAGAGACTCAGGAGCCAGAATAACTATTCCATTTGTATTAAAGAAAAAATAATAAATAATGTCATTTTCACAATTCGCCCCAGACGACTCAGTTGTTAGTAATCAGCAAGTAGTTACTCCTTTATGGAGTACTGGTCAAGTATCAGCTTCTGCTTTTTTTACATCCTCTACTCAAGAAGCATCAACTCAAGGTGATTTCTATTTAAATGTTTATACTAGTGATCCAGCTTCAAATGCAAGTGCTAGTGTACAAATGTCTTTAGCTTGGGGTGATTATTTTGGATCAGGTTCAGCTTATTTCAACCCAGCTGTTAATGGTAAATCACCAACAAGAGATATATATGGTCAATTTAGAACATTAATCTTAGGTGATGAAAATACCAAATTTACCTTTGATACTTTAGCTAGTGGTTCTAATAATATAGCTGTTATTTCATTCGCTAGAAGCCAATATAAACAATCTTTATATGGAGGTAGTTTAACTTTAGTTTTAAGTGGTAGTGGAACTAATAAATTAACTTTAACAGATAATTCTCAAGTTCAAACAACAGCTGAATTTATTCAAAATACTCAATATTATACATTAATATCAGGTTCTCAGGGTGTTGAAAGTGCTAACTCTAAATCCTTACCTAGTGGTTCTTATGGATATGTTTTTCCTAATGAAGGATTAATTATATTAAATCCATTAGCCTTATCTCAATCAGCAGCTAATGGTGGAATAGGTGTTAGTTGGAATTTTGATTCAAACTCTACTGTAGCTACAGCAGCTCCTAATTACAATTATAATAACAGAACATTATATCAAATAATTAATAGAGGAGCTAATTTTAGAATTCAAGCTAGTGAAACAGTATCATCTAGATATTTTTTCTGCAGAGTCAAAAACTCAGAATATAACTTTACAAGTAATCCAACAATTATAGACTCAAACGGTAATTTATTATACGCTACATTAATTAACAATCCAGTAACATATCCAACTATGGTTGGTTTATATAATAATACTGGTGATTTATTAGCTGTAGCTAAAATGAGTAAACCATTACAAAAAGACTTTACTAAAGAAGCTCTTATTAGAGTTAAATTAGATTACTAATATGATATGGCTTATTCAGCATGGAAAAGATTAAATAACGGTGACGTTTTTGCAGTACCATACACTGCGAACAAATCTTATAACATCACTGCTTCAGATTTTTCTGCTAATCAAATTGTTATAAATGTTGGTATAAATACCTCAAGTACTTTTGACCCTAATACTAGTTATAAAACTAATGGTCAATATGATTTTTTAGTTTATAGAAGTATTTTAAGTAACTACTACTCAGAATTTTTTAATAATACACATCAAACTAGTTCTATTAAACAAACAATTTATGTTGATGGAACACAAGTAACAGGTGCTTATACTGGTGGATTTGTTGACTTAGGTAATCCAATAACAACAGAAAAATTTTATCCAACTTCTAGTACAGTGTATGTTGTAAATGTACCTAAAATAACAGCTGGTAGTAAAATTACTCCATCTACATTTATAATGTCAGTTGGTAGTGGATCTGTTTATGATGATGGACAATATAACTTACTATGGAGTGGATCAAACGTTAATTCATCAATCCCAGGAGTTATTTTATCTCAATCATCATATGTAGGTAATGTTTTTTATGAGCAAAATATAGCTATATTAACTGTTGTACCTAATTCTTTAGTAACATCATCAACAGTAGGTACTTTACCCACAAGAAGTTTAACAACAAATATTAATAATATTCAATATAAAAATAATTATACAGTATATGAAAATTTTGTAAAATGTACAATTAAAGATTATGAATTTAATGCTAGTTATAATCCAACATTATTAACTGGTAGTGTTAATAATAATGATACTTTGTATAATTTTGCTACAGCTTCATATTTTACACCATATGTAGGAGCAATAGGTTTATATAATGATGCTCAAGAATTATTAGCTATAGCTAAATTAGCCGCACCAATGCCTATATCTTCTACAACAGATACAACATTTTTAATAACATACGATACTTAACATGATAACAGAATTTTGGGTCCATACAGACAACTTTGACCCAGCTGATTATTTTGGGTTTGTTTACATTATCAAAAACAAAAATAACAACAAAATATATGTAGGTAAAAAGGTTTTTTGGAATAATGTCAAAACAAAACTAACTAAAAAAGAATTAGCAGAACAAACAGGACCTGGTCGAAAACCAACTACTAAAATAACTCAAAAAGAATCTAATTGGAAACTTTATTGGGGTAGTTCAAAAGATCTTACAGAAGACTTAAAAACACAAGGAACAAGTAATTTTGAAAAAAAGATATTAAAATTATGTAAAACTAAAAAAGAAATGACTTTTTTTGAAATGTATTATCAATGTAAATATGATGTTTTAACTACTAGCAGTTACAATGATAACATTTTAGGAAAATTCTATAGAAAAGACTTTTTATAATATTTAAAGTTAAGCTTGGAAAACCAAGCTTTTTTTATTATGTTATGACTAATGGAGAATATACTTTTATTAAATACACTTGAATCTGTTTTAGGTAAAGGACTTAGAACATCAAAAGGTAATTATTCTTTCCATTGTCCTTTTTGTAATCATAGAAAACCTAAATTAGAAGTAAATATTGTCACAACATTAAAAGGTGAAAATCCTTATAATTGTTGGGTTTGTCATACAAAAGGTAGATCTGTTTTAACCTTATTTAAAAAAATAAATGTACCTAAAGATAAAATTATTGAATTATCTTCTATAGTTAAATCATCTCCAAAACAAGAAATTATTGATGATATTAATATAGTTAAATTACCTAAAGAATTTAAATCATTGATTGGAGATAAAACATTTGAAGGAAGACATGCTAAAGCATATCTTAAAAAAAGAGGTTTAACAGATGATGATATTATAAAATATAATATAGGATATAGTACTAATGGAAGATATAGTGATAGTGTTATAATACCTAGTTACAACTTAGAATACAAACTAAATTATTTCATCTCCAGAAAAATAGTAGATAATAATAGAAAATATGATTCTCCTAAATGTGATAAAAATGCTATTATAGGATTAGAATCAAATATAAATTGGAAAACACCAATTATATTATGTGAAGGTATATTTGATGCTATTACTATTAAACGTAATGCTATACCATTATTTGGAAAAACAATATCTAATGCTTTAATGAAAAAACTTGTTGAAAGTGAAACAAAAACAGTTTATTTAGCTCTAGATAAAGACGCTATTAAAGACTCTTTAGATCATGCTATGACACTTTTAAATTATGGAAAAAGTGTTTATTTGGTAGAAATGGAAGATAAAGATCCATCAGAATTAGGATTTGAAAAGTTTACAAAATTGTTACATAATGCTCATGAATTAACTTTAGTTGATCTCATGATTCAAAAAATTAACTTATGATAGAAAAAGGAAACAACATCCACAAACACCCCCAATTAAAACGTATTGTGGAACACAATGGTGAACAAATTAATTTTTTAGACCAAAGATTTTATAAAACAGAAACAGGTGAATATTATCCATCAGTAACTTCTATTTTAAATTTTTATCCAAAAAATGGATTTTTCCATGCTTGGTTAAAAGATGTAGGACATAATTCAGATATTATAGCTAGAAAAGCAGCTGATGAAGGTACACAAGTACATAATGCTATTGAATCTTTTTTAGAAGGTAAAGAAATTAAATGGATGGATGATAAAGGACATGCTATATATAATTTAGATGTTTGGAGAATGATTTTAAGATTTTCAGACTTTTGGAAAACA